TGATTTGGGGCTTCCACTTCCTGCAATCCTTCTTCTTCCTCTTCGGACTCTTCCTTTAGCTTGTCGGCAAACATTGCCTCAAAGCGAGGAGCGAAGGCTTCTTCCAAAGCGGCTTTAGCATTAGCGAGAGCAGTAGCTCTTACTGCTTTTGCGTCGGCAATCGCTTCTTTTAATAGTTCGCTATTAATCATAGTTTTGTGTTTTCTTTTTTCGTGAAGTTATTAGAACCTCAATGAAGTTACGTTTAGAATACGTGGCGGCAAATAGAAGTTGCTGCATTATTGATAATAAGTAGATCAAAAAAAATGAAAAGATATAAAAAAGTTGATGATATTTATTACATAGGATAAAAATATGCAAAATAAAACACCAAATCAACAATCATTTTTCAAAGCTGTTAGGGATGCTAAACATAATCCAAATGCTCCATCACATCTCCGTCAAGTGGCTGAATCAATGCCGGATTCTGATTTGGACGCATTCGCAGACAAGGTTGTTACAGAATTAAAAATGAAGAAAGCAATGCTAGGAATTCTAAAAGATGTTCGAGAGCAAATAGAAATTCGTGAACCGATGTATCTTCAAGAAGACGACGAAGAACAAGCAGACATTGAAGCTATAGCTGACCAATTCCCCGTTCAAGAAAATTGGGCAAAGTATATTAAGCCATATGTAGGTCAACCCCTATCAAGTAAAGAATTGGATGCTCTAGGAAACTTTAAAGAAAAGCAACCCGTCACCACAGCTAGAACAGAAATTTGGTACAAGAGTAAAGACAATATGGGCCTTACTCACACCACCGTCATTAGAAAAATGAAAGATAGTGGTCAATTTTCATATATCGCTTTTCAAAAACAAAAATCTCCAGAAACTCCTCCAGAAAATCCACAAGACAAAACGAATACTGATGGACAAGAACCCGAAATGGGCGGCCTTGGTGGACTAGATGGTGGATTAGGTGGACTGGGTGGTGGTGGAGAACCACAACCTGAAATGGGTGGTCTTGGTGGACCTCCAGAAGCTCCACAAGGAGAAGCTCCTCCGGGTTCTACCAATCCACCCCCTGCACAACAACAGCAAGCTAAAGAGAAGGCAGAGGGAAAAGAAAACATCATAGTTACCAAATCAATACTATTTAAAGATGATATCAAAGGTGCTGCAATCTTGATAGATTTTCTAAAAAACTTGGACCTGTAATATGATTAAACTAAAAGAATTACTATCTCATTTTCATCAAGAAGAAGAGGATAAGGGATTGGTTCCAGTTGACAACTGGTCTGCTACCCACGCAATGTTTTTTGAAGATATGGGATTTAAGAATGATGGTGTGTATCACTATGCTCTTAAAAGACCAGAAATGAGATTAAGTTATAAGAAAGGTGTCGGATTTGTTTTAGAAGATAGGTCTAAATCAAAAAGAAATGAAGAAAATTATGACAACTTGAAAGAAGTAAAACCCATTGTATCAACATTTCAAAAATTCAAACAATTAGAAGAATATTTTATGAATTATAAACAAAAATTTGATGATAAACCATATAGTGTCAATGTATCCAATAATAAACTATAATTTATGGATAATAAAAAATATAAAAGAAATTGTCCTATATGTGGAAAAGAATTATTTTCTATTAGAAAAAGCGCTTTAATTGACGCCATAAAAAAGAATAGAGTATGTAAATCTTGTAGTTTACTTGGAAACAAAAGACTTTCAGGATATGTATTTTCCGATGAATCTAAAAACAAAATTTCTAATTCTCTAAAAAGCAGTCCGCATCATTTAAGGGGCAAAACTCTTCCTGAGTGGCATAAAAATTTGTGGTTTGAAGGAAAGAAAAAATTCAATACAAAAGATGAGGCATATAGAAATAAACTATCAAAATCAATAAAAGAAGCATTACACAAACCTGAAATAAGAAAAAAACATATAGAAGCATTATCAAAAATTAATTATCTTGGTAGAGCTGTAGATATAGGTCAGTCAGAATTAATAGAGAAATGGAATAGATTGGGATTTAATCTTCTATTAAATTACCAACTTAAGACCGACCAAGACTTATTTTACATTGATGGATATGATAAAGAAAAAAATGTGGTATTAGAATATGATAGTAAATATCATAATACGCCTTTTCAAAAACAAAAAGATTTAGTTAGACAAGAAAAAATAATAGGTATTCTTAAACCGAAAAAATTTTGGAGATACAACAACATTACTAAACAAATCAAAGACGTTTTAGTAAAATAACGTCTATTTATACAATATGAGAAACACAATAGACAATTTAGAAGTAAAAGAATTCAGCCTCAAAAAGATTCTTGAAAATCTTAATGAGATCCCAAGGGACGGCGGCGCCAAATTTGGCAACGAAAACAAAAAACTATCTCCACAGCAAAAAAAAGATTTGATGGAGAAAGTTCGTAAGTTTAATGAATACGGCAAAGTATTGCGTTGTGAAACCGCCCTAATGGAAATGTCAAAGACCTTAGCTGAAATCGGTCAAATGGCAGAATCCTATGCTATGACGGAATCTGGTGATTACTTCCAAGCTGAAACGGTAAAAAGAGATTTCAATGACGTAAAGAAAATCACCAAAGACTTCTCAAAACTCTCAAGAGAATGCTACGGTGGACTTCAACAGTTGAGTGCCCTATATGAAGATATGGGAAGAAAGATGGAAAGATACTTCGAGATTCAATCGTTGGATGAAATCGCCGCTGGTGCTGCTCAACCAGCACAAGAAGCTTCCGCTGCCGCTCCTGTCGTTGGCGAAGTATCAAGAGAAGATGGTGAAGGTCAATATATAGAAAATGACCCAAAAGATAGAGAGCAAAACGCTCCATTAACGGAGTATTTTAAAAAAAAACAGCAACGATAAATGAGGGTGCTCTTGCCCCATTCCTAAAAGAAGCCGGTATTCTACATAGTAGAACTATTGGTGGTAAGTCTGTAGTATATGGTCCCACACCAAAGACTGCAAGGACAATCGAAAGACTTATCCTAGCCATGCCTGTCAATTCTGACCTTACATTCTACGATGGCAAAAGACAATACCAATCAGGTAGAATGCCTTTTATTTCAATCAAGAAAGAAATTAGCAATGTTATAAGAGACAAACAAGGAAATCCTGCTGTCATTTATAGAGAAGCTGATAATTCGTCAAAAGAGTTTGGACGACCAATGCTTGAGAATAGTTTAGGACAAATCGTAAATGCTATAGCAGTGCAGAGTGATCCATCGAAGGGTGCTAGTTTTCTAAACACCTATATGCTGAAGTATGATAAGGTTAAAACCAAACAGCAAACGCCGAGTGCAATTAGTCCAGAAGAGAAACCTGATTTTAGTGGAGAACTAAAAAGGCAAAGACAGATTCAAATGAAGGTAGCTGCAAAGCACCGTCACGAATATCCTCAAAAGTATAAGAGAAAACCTACCGATCCATCTACACCAACTTCTCCGACAAACGAAATAGTGGGCGACGAAATTTCTTCTATGGTTCCACAAGGCGACCAAGATAGACAAGGACATCTAAATGGCGAAAGAGACTTGGGAGTGAATTAAGGTTTTGTTTCGGAATGGGAGAGACGGCTGGTTTAATGACCGGCCGTTTCTTTTTGTACAGGCCAAACATACGGTAAATTGTTTGGAATACCAAAAAAGAATTTTCCGTAATACTCTTTATTTTTTCTTAACAAATTAGATTGATGCGAGAGATGAAACCCTTTATCCCCAATCCAATGAGGCATTTTGGTCTTGCATCCTATGTTCGGCGGACGTGGACCTACTTCAATTGCCTTTATCCAACAAGTATCTTTATATCTCCGATTTACAACCCATTCATGACACATTGCAAAAAGATATTCCATCAACGCGGTTTCGTATCCTTTCCACATTCTAACTGCGGGGTGATTATACCAAGGTGTTTTTCTTGTATATAATCCATCTTTGTATTTAAATTGGTGTGATGGTGTTAGAGAATTTTGAATAGGCCCCGTTCTCAACGTCTTCAAAATTTGTAGAGCTTCTACACGTTGTTTTCCAAGGCGCTTGTTGTCAAGAACCTTAGCAGACATTGTAAAATCAGGAAACGGTAAAAATGTTTGAATAAAACTATCCTCCATCAACTTTTTTAATAAGAATTAGTATATTATGTATTGCTTCACTCAATGTATCACCGCCCGATCCACATGCTGGGTGAATTTTTCTATATCTTTTTTGTTTTGTAGAGTTCCAATGTGGTTCATATTTCAATTCAAACCCTTCTCCATACCTAGAAACCAACCAACTTATATTATTAATTCCCGGTGAAATATGTAATTTATATTTTTCAATAGCATCTAACAATTCACTATCAGTCATACTAATATTATTCATTTTTTACAAATTTTCCTATATGTGAACGGACATGTGTTTTCTTTCCGCTATCTAATGCAAACGCATAACAATTATCATTTCTATCAGATTTGAACATTGCTGCTGGACTTCCTTTTTCATCATATCCTTGATAAAAGAATACAACTTTTTCCTCACCCCCGTCAATAGTAATAACACCTTCGCCGGGGCATAGCAAAAAAATTTCCGATAAAGGAATTATTTTTTTTGAGGATTTAAATTGAATACTTAAATTTTTCCATTTTTTAATAAGTTGTTTATTTGTCATATTTATAAACTTCTTTTATTTCATTATTCTTCCAAGTTATAACACGAATAAATTTATTGAGTGGAGTTCCTATAGATTCATAATATTTTATGATATTATTTTGACGGATTAAATCTTCTTTTTGTTGGTATAATGATTTATGATATGGAGTATCATATTCAATCCAAGAGTGTAATTTTTCATCATATCCATCGGCATCATATCCTAAATCTAAAAATCTTCTTGGTTTATAGTTTGTATTATTTTCTTTATTATACTTTTCAAACCACTCTCTTGCTCCTTTATCCTCTTTTGTTCCTATTCCCAACTTTTCAATTCTTTTCAATATAGAAACTCTTATTTTCCTTTTTGTTTCTTCTGGAAGTTTTTTTCCATAAAAATATCCATTTTCACCCAATAAACTTTTAGATAAATTTTGTTTATGTTTTTCTGAAAAAATTTTACCTTTTCCAGATTTACTCATTCTCTTTTTTGACTCATCCGAAATTATTCTTAATTTAGCAGTACAGCTTCTACATAACGCTTTATTTCTTAAAGCTTCATTTAAATACATCAACAAAGAGTATTCTTGAGTTTTATTACATTTTGGACATTTTTTGACATATGGGCCGTTAATTTTTTTGGAATGACCACTAATAGATAAAAGATTTCTATGACATTCTTTACAAACACTATTACATTTTACCGATTTATTATATGATGATTTAGTAGAATAGGTTTGTTTATTTCCACACTTATGACAACTTTTCGTCAATTCTTTTTTGTTTCCAATATTTTCGCATTCTTTTTCTTTTAATTTTGTCTCCGTGTTTTGCGTAGTACCTTGCGTCTCTAATTCGTTTCTGTTCTCGAAGTTCTTCTTCGGTTCGGTTGAGTTTTTTTCTTCCCATATAAAAAATTCGTTTTGTTTCATCATACACATAAATATAACGACGAAACATAAAACGACTAAATATTTTTATAAATTTTCATTTGTTCAAAAAAGTATTTGCCTGTTTTCCGTGGTTTTAGAACGTCACAACATAGTCTTCGTGTTTCTCCATTGGGGCATTCAACTACAACTGAATAATACATGCCTTTCCAATACTTTGATGGCCAACTATCAGGTTCACGAACACGCTTGATTTCTGTTCCAACCAATAGACCGGCAACCTCATTGGAAGAAATGGCATCTACTGTGAAGTATTCATTCTTCGCAACTTTGAGCATGTTTAGGAAGTGTATATCCACCCAACTCATGCCTTTTTTATGTGATACTCGTTTGTCTTTTTTCATAACTATTTTAATGTTAATTCGTATTGCATAAGGAACCCTCTTATATTGTAATCGTTCCAAACGGAACTTACAACAATACAATCTTTCACTACGCCCTCCCACTCAATTTCTACTTCCTGACCCGGATGTAATTTAGCAATTTCACAGTTTGAGTCAACATCATAAAATGACTTCTTTATGAATTCGTTTCCATTTCTGGTTTTTAAACTAAATTCAACTTCGTTGAAAATCATATTGGCATCATCTTTGACTGATGTTCATACCATCTAATATCGTGGCAATGATGTTCCTTAAAGTAGTCATCTATGCTTTGATATTCTTTTCTTTGATTTTCAGTCATAGATGCAAATGATTCTTTTTTAACATCAATACCCTTACAGGAAAGATCTCCTATAATATCCCACCAACTTGCAGCTACATCGTAGTCTGTTTTCATCATTACAATATAACATATCCACCCATACAAATCAAGGAAAATAAATCATCAAAATTCGCAAATAAAATGTACGTTTAACTCTTTTGATTTATATGTATTGATATGAATATAAAATGGACACCTGAAAAAATTGAAGAGTTGAAAAGTTTAATATCTAAAAAAACTTCTCCCCGTGATATGGCAAATATTATGGGATTTACTAAATCAGCAGTAACAACTAAATGTGGAGAATTAAGATTGAGTTTTAATTATGATGGAAAAGTAATAAACTGGAATGAAGATAACATAAAAAAACTTATAGAATTAAATAATCAAAAGAAAACCCATCCAGAAATAGCAAAATTTTTTGGATGTAATGTTGTTGCTATTCATGGAAAACTTAGTCAATTAAAAATAAAATCTAAAAATGTAAATTATTTTACAGAAGAAGAAAAACAAAAACTTATAAATCTTTTTAATGAAGGTAGGTCTATAAATTACATATCAAAAATATTAAACAGGGGCGCTCCTTATCTTTACACTTTAGCCAAAAATTTAGGACTTATATCAAAAAAATCCAAATTGATACAAGAACAATTATCTCTCAAGAAAGAAGGAAAACGTAGATGCAATAATTGTAAAGAAATATACCCATATGATACCGAGCATTTTAATTCAAATAGAGGCATTTGTAAATTTTGTAGCAAAAAAAGTGGAAAAATAAGATATCAATCTTTAATGAATAATTTAACCACAGAAAAATTATTAAAAATCAGATGCGAGCAGGCATACCAAAGAGCATGTAAAAAAGGATGGGAATTTGATATTACACCAGAATATCTTTTGGAAATATACAACAAACAAAATGGTAATTGTTATTATTCTGGAATTAAAATGGAAATTTCATTAAAAGGATATACTAATAATAACTATGTATTATCAGTTGATAGAAAAAACTCTAACGAAGGGTACATAAAAAATAATATAGTTTTATGTTGCGATTCTGTTAATACCATGAAAATGAAATTAGAAACCAATGAATTTCTAAATATTTGTAAAAAAATTATAGATCATCAAATCGCTTCTGTAAATGATAATTCTCATATAATCGGTGATATAGCGCATTGATTTTTTCGTAATTTACTGATTTAGGTAGGGTAGTCGTTTTGTATGCATCGTCTAATTTAATTTGGAATTCGGTAGCATATTCCATAAGTTTTTCATATGTCCAACCACCATTTTTGATATGTAAAATTTCCTCCCTATCAGGTCGTTTTACAACTACTTTATGTTCTGTTAAAATTTCGTACCCCATGCGGAGAAGGCGTACGAGATGACTCCCGTGTTTTGTGTCGTACCCAGACTTGACTTCCAATTCATGACGTGCCGGATTACGGCCCGTCTTCCAAGTAAGCCAAGACTTATACATTTCCATTTCCTTTTTGTAGAGTCTTTCCTTCTGCAAGATGGCGACAACTTCTTCTTTCAAGTCGTATTCCTTGGCCAATCGCTCGATTACACCAGCCTCATATACTTTCGGCCAGTTGCCTTCGTTTACTTCGACTTTGGAAACGTTGTAGATTAGCTCCCAGATGTCAACCTTTAGTTCATCACGTTCCATGTTGTTTAGCGGATACTGTGAAAGATTCCACTTCTCAACTTCGGACTTGATTAGACCAAAGATTTCATCCATCTGTTTTGGCTTTTCTGGAGGAAGACCAAAATCTTCACGTTTTGGTGCCGTCATTTCACCACGGATAATCCATTTACGATGGCGTTCAATCTTCGCTAATTGTGAAAAACTGTACCCACTAAACGTAAACTTAGCCTTTGATGAAAGAAACATATCTCTGTTTTCTAACAATTCTTTCATAAGAGGATGAACTAAAAACTGATCCGATTTATCAGTATATAAAAGTTCACAAATATTAGGATTTACATTAGCGGCTAAAATGATGAATTTACGCAAAGAGTAAATGGTTGACTCCATCTTTGGATTTTTTGGATTTCGTAAATGACCAAATTGTTTTTCGATAAAAATAGGATTTTCAGCCTGTTCAAATCTGTGAAATAAATCGTATTCAACTTCTTTAGGGGGAACACAAATACCCTTTAGGTCTGTATCAGATAATTCATTATTAAGGCCGTACGCCTGCGACCCGTGAAGGGTGATATATATTAAATTGTTTTGTAACCAGTTTAAATTCATATAGAGAAATTACCACCAATTTATAGAATGTCAAGCGTCAGTAGATTTTAATATATTTTTTTTGAATGCTTTGAGAAACCGTTGCAAAAGAACAATTTTTTTACGAACCCCAATTTTTTTGTTATTGGCAAACAAAATCAAAGATTCGTCTAATACTTCTAAATCACTCATATTATATTTGGAGCCTACTAAGAATTTCATTCATTTTTAATATTGCACCACTTAATGAAATATTTGCATTTCTAATATGTGTTGCCAAAGGCGAAATCTCTTCCATTTTTGTATTATGTACTTTTTCACATATTTTAACAACATCACCAGAAGACATAACCGGTACTAATCTTTCACCAAGTTTGGTAATCAAAGCTTCTATTTGTTCTGAATTGTTGTCGAGACCATCTAGTTGATATTCTATATCCGTTTTATCCCGTTTAATATCGCGTTTAATATCGCACGACCCCTCTCTATCAACCGACTGTGTTTCTTGTAAATATTCTTTTTGATAATTCATATTTTATTTTATTTCTTCGAATGGTTTATCACATAATAAGTTAATAAATTCCATTATTTTTTTATATACCACATCTTCTTTTGAAAAATTCCAATGTTTTGTAGCATATTCATCGATCCAACTTCTCAAATCTGTACCAAACTCTTCTGACCGAGCCTTACTATCACAACAAAAGTCTATCAGAATTGAGAAAAATGTCAAGCGCTCGCTATTTGCTTTTGATGGTGAATCGTTTACCCCTCATTCTGTAGATAATTGTCATTGGAATGATGTAAAATATAGTATCAAACGCAAACCAAACAAGTATGAAAACGCCTCTAATGTTTTCCCATAAAGTCATTCCACGCAACTGCTTTTTATCATATTCTGTCAACTCTATGTTCGGATTTGGAGATCTCAATTGTTTTATATCTGTTACTTCTTTTCCGTCTTGAATAATCATAAAAAACATTTCCAAACTACTTTACCAACGGGATTTATCCAAAAGAAATTCTTTTTCTTTTCGATCAATTGTTGAACAACGTTGTGGGTGCCACCTTTATTTCCGTCCCATACAACTATCGCTGTATCAATGTTTTCAACCATCCAAGAGTTTTTGACCTTCTTGATTTCTTTGGCTTCTTTCATAATTTTATCACGAAAGTTTCGCCTATATGTGTCCATTAATTCCCCCTGTTCTTCAAATGGAATACAAGCTATCAAAGGCAATTTAAGGTCTATACATAATTTACCAAATATCAAATCAATGCCGTCAGCCATTCCAGCATAACAAAGTGGTTTATATTCGTGAACTTCCAAAAGAATTTGTTCAATACAATCGGTTATCCAACCAACATCATATCCGTTTTGAGAAAGTTTATATTCTCTATGACCTGTAATCATCAACCTCATAAAACTTCCTTTTTCAATTCTTCTTTTTGCCGTTTGAATTTCCAAACAAGCTTTTGTTGTTCTATCATCCTCTCTTGCAAATCCATGAACTGTAAATCATCCTCAGTAATCAAGGCACTGACGTATTTACTATCAGGTGACCAATCAAAATTGTAGAATTTTCTTTTCAGATGGTGAAGAATAATTTTGGATGGCACATAGGCACCACGTCTGATGAACATACAATAATCGCACACGCACTCACCTTTGATGTGAGCCCTGTGGGCGTGTTTATTACGCAATCCAACAAATACCTTCTCAATTACTTCTGAAAATCGAGTGGTTGCCTCTTGGTTTACTCTGTTTTTAATCTCTTCCGCAGTCACGTAAAAACTTTCGCCTTATATCGAAAAAGGCATTCGCAACAAGTATTTCGTCAATTACCCCCATTGTGTTTGACAACATTTCTACAAACTCGTGAGCTTTTCTATCCAAAGCTATCGCGAGTGTTACTTTTTGTGCGGGGTCTAACTCAAATCCTTCCAGAAGACCGGTTTGTTCCCATTTCCATACAACGTTTTGAGGAACGTGGTATGTATGTGGATTCTCTAAAAGAAAAAAGAGTCGCTCGATCACTTCTGGCAATCGAACGGCTGCTTCTTGATTAACTCTGCTTTGTATCTGAGCCGGAGTCATCTTCTTTCTTCTCTTCCGTTGGTGTTCCACCACTCTTCATCAGATTATATAGGTCGCCCCACTTATCGTTTTCGGTTGCGTCAACGATAGTTTTCTCAATCTTGGCTAGTTTTTGGTTGAGTTTCTTGTTATTCTCAACAGCCACTTTGGAATAGAGTTCCGAAGCTTTTGTACCGTCCAAATTGAACGTAATTTGGTCAGGCTTCACCTTTCGAACCTCTTTTAGAGTATCTTCGTGAAGCTTGATGGCCTTTTCCAAGGCATCTGACCTACGATTGATTTCCACTTTTACCAGTGACTCTACCACTGTGTCAATTATTTTGGTTGACCCCAATTTGGCAATTTGCTCTGCCACCGCTGTATTTATTGATTTTGTATCCATATATGTGTGTTATGTTTGTGTTATATTTTAGATTACTTGTAAAAGATGATTATGCAAGCATATTTTAACGCACCAATCTAAAAATTTTTCTGTAGTATATTCTTGTTTCATCATATTGATATTTTTATGAACCCATTGAACATTACTTTCTATATAGCCTCTCGTAGAATCTATTCTATCTAATGATACGGTAGTATCTTTTCCCCAACATTTTTTAGAAAAAACAAGAGGAACGCCTGATATTTTACATTTTCTATTTTGTTTCAAAAATAATTCCCACGCATATTTGATATCAATATTAAAATCTAAATATAGTGTTATTATGATGAAATAATTTATTTTATTTCTTGGAATGGTGTTTTACATAATAAACCGGCAAATTCCAATATTCGTTTATAGGTTTTAGAATCCTTTTCTATATTCCATTTTTTAGAAGAACATTCTTCTATATAATCTATCAAAGATGTACCAAACTCTTCACTACGCGCTTTAATATCGCAGATCATTTCAGCCAAATAAACGTCAGGCATATTTTCAATTCCGCCGGACCAAAATTCTACATGGTGGGGATTTGTTTTTCGGTGATTACTAATGGCCATTTTTAGTTTCAACTTTGTTTCTTCTTCTTTACTTGAAATAATAGATAGGTATTCCCACTCAATGCCGCTAAACTTGCTGGCATCGTGTACAAATCCATTGGCTATTAAATGATGACCTAAATCTATTTCACCATTTAATATAAGTTTCTCCCCGAGCAAGAGACAATTGTCCTCAACATTTCTTATATGTCGAGTCAACGCCCTAACTTTTTCCATAGTTAGTTCAGCTTCCTTGCGGAGCCGTTCTGCTCTTTTCATAAATTACCACGTAATTTTAATGGTCTTATCCTTTGGGTTTGGATATACTCTGAATCCACGTCTTCGTAGAATTCTTGTCACGGTTGACTTACTATTTTTCGGTGTGTCTTTAAACCAAGACCTAACACAAGACCTTTCGTTACCATCATTAGCCGACTCAATACCAAATGCTAACATGTAAAGGTTATCTTGAACCCTATTATTAGGAACGGATTTCAATTCTTCTGCTTTTAATTTAAACGTATATTTTTTCATATTGTTAGAACTTACCATTTGATACTATGACTCTCGTGAGGTCCTTGGTCTTGATTTTTATATTCTTGGACTTCAAGAACTTAGCCTTTAACCCATCGAACAAATCTTCCAATGTGGTGATAGTGTTTTTCTTTCTTTTTGCCCTTTCGTTTTGGTCTTTTGCAGCATCCCTTAATTTCTGTAACACCAATCCAGCATCGGCGTTTTCTTCTTGCTGAACGACCCAACCGGCAATCTCTTTGTCTTTGAGATAACCTTCCTTGTCGTTTAGAAGAATAACGTATTCCCATTTAGTCTTTGGAAGATCGCCAGCGCCTATATCAGCAGGCAATCCATCTTCATCAGGAATTTCTGCTGCTTCTTTTTCTTTTTCTGCGGCCACTTCTTCAGCAATCTCTTCAAGTTCTTTAATAACTTCAGCAACTTTAACAGGGTCAAAATGTTTTTCAAGCAATACCGACTCAACCTCTTCAATATTTATGTTTAGCATATTTATATTTCACTTTCAACCAAATATTATCACTCTTTTGTGGTTTTGTCAATATGTATTAACACCAGCATAGGTAATGGTATAAACACTATGAATATTATAAAATTTGAAAGAAATTGTCCTGTTTGTGGTAAATCAATATCATATAACAGAAAAGATACAATGATCAGAGCAATTAAGCAAAATCGTTTATGCTTTAATTGTAATATACCAAAAGGAAATAAGCATTATAGATTTGGTAAGCATTGTAGTGAAGAAACTAAACAAAAAATAAGCAAGTCTAAAATAGGTATTCCTATACATAGCGAAGAGGAAAAAGAAAAAAGAAGGAAACGATGGTTAGGAAATAATAATCCAACAAAAATTCTTGGCCATTCCCCGTTTTTAGGAAAACAACATACTGATAAAACTAAACAAAAAATGTCTGTGGATAAAAAAGGAATTAAAAATCCATTTTATGGAAAAAGAAATTCATTACATCCCAATTTTGGAAAACACTTTACTACATCGCCTGAAACTAAATGTAAACTTAGGAAAGCAGCCATAAATTATATCATTAACAAAAATGGTGGAATATGTCCAATGTTTAACAAAAAGGCTATAGAATATTTTAAACAATTAGAAATAAAAAATGGGTGGAATGGAAAATATGCTACTAAATCGGATGGCGAACATCATATTTCTAATTTAGGATACTTCGTAGATTATTACGAACCCACTCTAAATATGATTATAGAATACGACGAATCGTATCATTATTATTCGGATGGTCAATTAAGAAAAAAAGATACTGAAAGAATGAATGAAATTATATCTCATCTTA